CATCTATACCTTTTGCCGATAGTGCTTTTTTAACATCTTCTGTAAGATGCATATCGAGAACAGCATCTTCTGCTCCTCCCATTGGTGTATTCATTGGTTGTTCCATAGGAGGTTGTTGTGCTCCCATCGGATTTCCCATCATTCCTTCTGCCATATTATTCTCCTATTATCTTGTTCTTAAATTTGGCCCTGTTCTAGGGGTTGGTTTGTTTGATGAACCTGTGTATCCACTTCTTTCACTTGGGGGTTTGTTTTGACTAGTATTTGGCGTAGTTACATATCCTCCAGTATCTTTAGTATTATAAGTTACTGTTCCTCTTTCTTTATATTCATCTCTAACTCTATCACGTTCATTACTTTGCTGTTGTTCTTGTTGTTGTTGCTGTTGCTGTTCTGCATTAGCAATATCTTGTTGTATTTGTCTTTTTCTTTCAGCTTCTTCTCTAAGTTTTGATATTTCAGTTTCAAATTTAAGTTTTTTTAATTTTTCTTCTTCTTGTGCATTTTTAATATTTGCAGATGATTGTGTAACAGGTGTAAGTCCTTGCCCTCCTGCAATGCCATTATTTATGTAATTTGTAAATTTAGCAACAATATCCGGAGAAAATCCTGCATAAGTTAATTGCCCAAATCCCGGAGTAAACTCAGTATTAGTACTTCCTTTAACACTACTAGCTTCTGTAGTAGGTATTACAACTTTATTAGGTATATCACTTCCATCTCCTGTTGCAGACATGCCTCCTCTTGGATATGCTACAGTGGTGTCTATAATTCCTTTATTAACTAATAATCCAATTATATTTTTCTTTTTGTTTAATTGAGTATTTTCTTCTTGACCAAATCTTGCAAGTTGAGAATCTAAAAATCCTGCAACCATACTTCCTCTATTTAAATCCACTTCAAGTTGACCTGTTTCTTTATTTTTATTTACAAAACCTCTTTGTTTTAAATTTTCTATTAATTCTTGTGCACTCATATTAGCATACTCTTCATCTGTAGCAATAAAGTTACCATCCATAGTAGTTCTGTTTGTTCCTGCTATTTTAACTGCTTGTTGTTTTTCAGCTTCTGTAGTATTGTTTTGTTGTTCTTGTTGTGCAAAAGGATTTTGATAATTAGGGTCTGGTACACATTGTTTTAAAGAGTTATCATAAATATATCCGGGTGGACATGGGTCTTGTTCTGGCTCTGTAGGTGTAGTTGGTGTAGTAGGAGCTGTAGGAAATTTAGGGTCTGGAGTTGAAAATGCATTGGGGTCTATAAAATCTTGTGGTGTATTATTAAACGACCAAGTACCTGCCGCCGCATCATAACTTAACCCTATATTATTTCCTTTGTAGTATGTTGTCATTTTTGTTTAAGTTGTTCCCTCAGTTTCAGTATTTCCTGCAGAGAAGCCACTCTCCCCTGCTTGCGGAATACTTCCTGTTCCGATGTTTCCACCACCAACGCCTGTAGGGTCGTCTGGATTCGCTCCTGCAGGAGTTCCTCCACTAGATGCCATTGAGGACTGTTGATTATTGTTTTCAGTTTGTTGATTTCCATTTGCCATTCCCATTATTTTTGCAAAGATAGCCGCTTTCTCTGGGTCGTTTATTAATTTTTCTGGTTCTATATCAAGTGACTTTGCAATCTCGGATAATATAGAGTGCCATCTAACAAACGGAGCCAAGTTTTGATTTGATGCTACTTGTAAGAAAGTCATTAATCTTTGTGACCTTACTTCTTTTTGCATCAGTGATGTTGTGCCTCTTGCCTTAACATGTAAGTCACCTTTTATTTCTGGGGAGTCTTCATTAAATTGCATATTCCATGCAAATAATGTTTCACCTAAAGGTCGTAAAAGCATATCATCAATATTTTTAATAACTGTTTTTATACTAAGAGCCGCCGCTCCCATTAACATAGACATACCTGCCGCCGTTCTAGTTGTAGATTGTACGCCAGTTGTACCATGTGAATATGATGGAATACCAGTTGATTCATCTGCTAACTGTCTAAACTTATCAAACATCATTAAATTTTCTGTAGATGTGTTTGGAAATTTAACACCATGTATAGCTTGACCCGGCATACCACTTTGTCTTCTAAATATTTTACCCGGAAAAACTTTCATATCTTGACCCGGTACTAACATTGTTTCATCAATATCAAATACTAAATTACCTGCTAGTGCTAAATTATCAATAGCCATTCTTGCATGACCATTCATAATTGTTTGTGCATCATCCATATTTTCTGGAATACCTACACCAAAAAATTGATAAGGATTAATTTCATATGGACAAACTAAATAAGGTAATCTTGTTGGTGTAAATGGATTTAGTACTAATCTAATAATACTACCATTACACACCCAACAATTAACTTGGACTTCATCCATATCATCCATGTCATCATCTAAATCTAAACCTGCTTCCATAGCAAGTTGAGTATCCATTGTACCCCAAAATTCTAAAATCTCATATCTGTTTTTATCAAACTCATCTGTAGATTCTCTATCTTGTAAAGATGATTCATATCCTCTAGCTTCATAACTAGGCCCCATATCTAAAGAATTACGAATAGCTTCTTTTCTAAAGTAAGGTCTATTCATTAAGTCTCTAACTTGAGAGCGTGTATATACATGACGTTGAATTACATATTCCGCATCATCTAATGTTACAGCATCTGGGTCTGGATAAAAATCCCAACACGATACAGATTCAATTCTAGGTACTAATTTTGTTTTAGGTGTATATTCGTTTTTACCTGTTTCTTCATTCTTAGTCCAATTGTGACTAGATTGTTCATAAGTAAATGGCCCTTTAATAATTCCTGTACCAAGTAAAGCCGCTTCAAATAAAGCATGTCGTAAAACATTTACTGCACTAGATTGTTCTAATTGGTCATGAATTAATTTTTCCATATTAGCAGAAGCCATTTCTGCAGGACTAATTTGAGGTTCTGCCGCACCATCTTTAGATGAACCTTCTACAAAACCTGCACTACCTAATTCTTTTTCTAAACCCCCAAGTATACTTGTAGCTCCGGGTTTTAGTTCATTACCATCACCGGGAAATCCATAAGGACTTTCTGGTTGTTGTGGTTGAGCTTCTGTATTTTTAGATATATGAGCGTATTCTGCAATACCTTCTGGAACAGGTGTAGGTTCTACTCCTACTGGAAATTTTCCACTAGAAAATAGAACTTCAATTAATTGACCATAAGCCGCAAGAACTTTAGTCTTAGTTATTTTAACAAATACTTTTGATTTTTCTGATTCAGTAAATGCCATATCGTTACCATAGACTCCTCTATAGTTTCTATACGCTCTTAACCATCTTTGCTCATCAAACTGACGAGCATTTTCTGCATCAATAAATTTGCTTTTAACTAAACCGGCAAGACCCGAAACATCATACTCTTGTTTTGGACTATCTTCCTTATCACCTAAAGCTAAGATATCTGCTGTATCTTTTTTAGCCATTAATTATTTTCCGTCTGCTACTTTTGATAACTCACCTTGTGAATACATTTTTAATAAACCTGCTTGTGGTTTTTCTTTTGCAGGTGCACCATCAGCAACATTAGATAATTCACCGCTAGAATACATTTTTAATAATCCTGCTTGTGGTTTTTCTTTTGCCATAAGTGTATCAGAAACTTCTGAAACTTCGCCTTGTTTATACATTTTCATTTTCATAGTTTTCTCCTAATAATCTTTTTCGTTAGCCATCTTCATAAAAGATGCTTCAACTTTGTTTTCTGTTTTCTTTGGGAATTCATTTGGTCTAGTTTCATAGTTAGCTTGAATACTCATATCTAACTTTTCACCTACTGGTTTATCTTTTGGATAATCAGCACCAAGGTCACCCTGTTTGTATTTTGTTAATACTGGTTGTGGCATTTAGCCCTCCTTAATTTTATCTTTTAAAAAATCCATTAGTTTTGGATTATCTACAAATATTGTTGTCAAGCCATTAGCTAACCCATTAACTAATTTCTCTTCATCCTTCTCGTCTAATTCCATATTCCATTGATACACAATTGCGTGTAATATTTCATGGATTAAAGTATTAGCATGAGAAACTCCTGTTTCTTCTGCAGTGTAACCTATTACACCTTCTTTAGCAAAAAACTGTCCTTGTGCTTCATTAGCACTAGCAACAGTTTGTTTCCACTCTTCTAATTTATAATCTCTATAACCTATTTTAATTTTATCTGGTCGTTGCATTAATATCCAAATACTCTATCTGCCGGTTTAAATTTTTCTTTTTCTGTATATCTATTTGCATCATAACTTTTAGGATGTACAGTTCTACTCATAACACCATATCGAAGTGCATCATAAGCATGGTCTTCTGCATGTGTGTCTACATCTTCTGGATTATTTTTATCCACTGGTAACATAGGCATTGTTCTAGCAAGATTAGTGCAATTAGAAAAAACTTTTAGTTTCGGCTGACCTGTATCTGGGTCTTTAGCTAATAGTCTATGTAATTCTAATTTACCTGCTACTCTACTTCTTGGTGACCTATCTGAGGGTCTCCATTTACAACCTTCTCTAATCATTGTCTCTGCAATACTAGGGCCGGCATCCCCTCGCTTTGCCCAAGTTGAAGAGTCCAAGATTCCATATCGAATATATTCGTTGTGTTCTTTTTCCATGACTTGTCTGGCAAATATATCTGCTGTAACTCGTTGGGTATAATGCTCTCTGTATACCCAGAAATTGTTATCGAAGTCAACTGCAATCCAAAGAACGCAAGCCGCAGATGAATAGCCCCAGTCACATGTTCTGAATCTGAGCCAGTTACTGGGAATGTCAAAAGGCTGAATAACATGGACAGACATATCAAATTCCGGAAACGCCGAATTTTCAAATGCACTCCAGTCTCCTTCTAAAAATTGTTTTCTTTGAACTTCTGGTAAAGATGATAACATAATCATGTAATCATCTGTTTGCATTAGATACGGATTATCCTGTAACTTAGCCGGTATAAATCTTCTTGTTATAGATTTTCTACCTGCTATTGTGTCAATATGCACGTCAAAGGCTTTGTTTGGTTCACTAGGGTCTACAAACATTTCTTTAACCCATAACGAACCTACGTTACCCGGATTGCCTGTAGCTCTCATATATACAGGAATATCTGGGTCTACACTTCTTAGGGAGGAACGTAAGAAATTGTAAATCTCTGGAGTAGGATATTGAGGTAACTCATCTATACCTATCCATGTGTATGATTGACCTTGGTAACGAAGAACATCAGTTAAGTTTTCTGCGTAACCAAATTCAATTCTAGCACCAGATGG